GAGCCAGGGCGTGCCGTCGGGCGCGCGGCCGGTCTCGAAGCGGCCCCGCGTTTCTTCCTCCATGTGGCTCGCGATGTCTTCCATCGCGGGCGTGAAGTCGGAAAGCGCCGCCACCGCGCGCGCCAGCCCGGCGCGCAGGCTTTCGTCGCGGATCTCGAAGCGGATCTCCATCACACCACCGCCCGGCGGCGGCGCAGCCCCGGCTGCACCAGGATCGGGCTGGGGCTGTCGGCCGGCGGCGCCACCAGCGCCAGCGCGGCGCGGCCATCCGCCAGGTCGCGCAGCGTCGTCTCCGCCGCCTTTGCCTGCGCCGCGACGGTCGCGGGCAGCTCGCCGCGCCACAGGCGCGCGTGCGCCAGCGCGAAGGCCAGGCCGGGCACCAGGTCGGGCACGGGGGCGGCCAGCGGCACGGCGTAGCGGGCCGAAAGATAGCTGTCGACGATGGCTTCCGCGTCGCGGATCGCGGCCTCGAGGCGGCGGGCGTCGATCGCGCCGGTGCCGTCCTCGTCGGTCAGCCGCACGGTCGCCTCCACCCCGGCGCGCGCCACGAAGCCCTCAAGCGTCAGGTAGCGGGTGTCGGGCACCGAGCCGGCGCGCAGCGCCAGATCGAGCACCAGCACTTCCAGCTGCGCCTCGATCCGGTCGCCGTTGCTGGCGTCCGCCAGCGCGGTGAGCGCGTAGACCTCGCCGGCTGTCCCGCCGGTCAGCGGCGCCAGCACATAGTCTGGCCCCAGCACCACCGTCCCGATCGTGAGCGGCGCCACTTCCGCGACGCGGCCGGCGGCAACGGCAGCGGCCGCCACCAACGACAGCAGCGTGACGCCGGCGGGCAGGCTGAACGCCACACGCGCGGTGCGGCGCTCGGCGGGCTGCTTGATGAGCGTGGGAAGCGAGCTTGCGGGCACGGCTCAGGCCTCAGGTTGGACCAGTTGAGGTGGCGGGCGGAAAGGCGGCGCCCGCCACCCCGTCCCGGTCAGGACTTCGTGTCGTCGGTTTCGGCGGCCGGGCCCGCGACGGGCTCGACCGTGAAGGCCGGGTCCGCCTCAAGGCTCTCCAGCTGCGCTGGCGACAGGTCGGCCAGGCTCAGCACGCGCTCCTGCCCCGGCTGCCACAGCAGGCCGGCGCGCCAGCGCTGCGCGCCCGAGAGCACCCGCAGCAGCAGCGCGGTGGCGGCCTGCAGGCCGGCCTGGGCAGCGGCGGCCTTAGTGGCCGCCCCCACCTTCTGGCCGGCACTTGCGGCATCCAGCGCGGCGGCGCCGGCGGCCGCTGCCACCTGCGCGGCGGCGTCGGCCAGCGCGGCGCCAATGGCGCGCGCGGCGGCTTTCGGCTGCCGGGCCATCAGCCAAGCCTCGGAACGACGAGCAGCTGGGCGGTGCCCCGGCTCTCGTTGCTTTCGCCGCCGGCGGCATATTCATTCTCCAGCAGCTTGCGCGCCGCCCGCTCGTTGGAGGGGCCGACAACCAGCAGGTTGCCGGAGATCCCGAGCGGCTGGCCATGGTCGCCGCGCATGGCGCCCAGCACCGTCCGGCCCGACCAGTAGTTGGTGTCGGTGAGCGCCTGGCGGGAGCCATAGGCCATCTGCCAGAAGCCGTAGCCGACCGCGTAGCGGGCGTCGGAGCCGTAGGTGTAAGCCTTGCGGAAGAAGACCGGCATGTCGGTCGGCGCGTCGAGGCGGTCGAAGGCGAACTCCTTGCGCTCCTGAAGGATCAGCGGCTTCACCGCCTGCCGCACGTCGAGCAGGAACCAGGGGCTGCCCGAGCCGCCGCCGGTGTTCGACACATTCTGCACCACGCCGTTCGCATCGAGCACCGGGTGATCGGTGTCGAAGAAGAACTGGCCGTCGTAGCAGACGGTCGAGAAGCCGGCGACGAGCGCATCCCACACGGCGTTCGGCTTGGCATAGCCGACCGAGCGGCCCATGGCGCGGAAGCGCGGGGCATAGACGCCGTAGCTGTCGTCCTCGATCGCATTGCGGTCGACCTCGACCGTCAGCTCGTAGTCCCGGTTCGTCAGGCGGTAGCCGTTCTGCTTCATGCGGTGGATGTGGCGATCGCCGATCCACTCGCGCACGCCGGGCAGCTCGCCCAGCCAGCCATATTCCTCGGTGCCGGTCGAGCTGGGGACACGCTCGGCGATCATGAGGTGATCGGCGTTCGCGGCTTCGCCCAGGCCCTCCTGGAAGGTGGCCTTGAAGCCGGTGAAGACCGTCTGGAGGTTGGTGGCATTGAGGATCATGGGAGGTCCTTCCTGGAGGCTAGAGCTGGACGCGGACCCAGACGCCGACGGAGTCGACGGCCACGATGCGGCCGGCGACCGAGCGGGTGCTGGAGCCGTTGGTCTTCGCGACCGTGTTGTCGTCGACGATCCAGCAGTCCGCCCCCACGTCGGCGGCGGCGATCAGGTCGCCCGCGGCCGAGTTGTTGAAGCGGAAAATGCCGGGCTCGACTTCGATGCGCTCGGCGCCGGCGGTCGCGCCGTTCGTCTTGCGCTGGCAGGCGACGCCGCAGGCGCGCTGGCCGGTGGCGACAGCGCCAGGGGTTGCGTTGCCCGACGCATTGAGCATCACGAGCGCGCCGCCATAGATGGTGACGTTCGCCGCCATCGGATAGCTGAAGCGCTCGCCCTCGCGGCGCGTGGTGTTCCGGTCTTCGGTGAGTGCGGGCATCTCAGGCCTCCTTCATCTTCTGCGGGTCGATCCCCAGCTTGCGCGCCACTTCCACCTGCACGGCCGTCGGCTCGTCAGAGGCGCCCGGGCGCGCGCTGCCCGGCACGGTCTCGCCGGGCGGCAGGATCACGGGGGCGGTTTCGAGATAGGCCTCGGTGCCGGCCAGGTCGGCGGCGGCACGCTCCAGCCACCAGTCGCGCTGGGCGGGCGTGATCTTGCCGGCGGCAACCGCCGAGGCGACGACGACTTCCGCGCGCTTGCCGCGCAGCTCGGTGAGCTGGCGCGTCAGGTCGGTGACCTGGGCGGCGGCGGTTTCCAGCTGCGCCTTCACGGGCGCGACTGCGGCGGTCACCTGCTCCGCGACGGAGGCCGGCGTGATCGCCGTCTCCTTCATCGCGGCGATGGCCGCCACGATCTCTTCAACCGTCGCGGTCTCGGGCAGGCCGAGCGCGACGGCAATTGCCGTCATGTCCATGGAGTCCTCCTGCGTTGAAGCGACCGCCGCCAGGTCGGGGATCGCCGGGGAATTGGTGAGGCCGGCGCAGAGCAGGCGCAGCACGCGATGCGTGCGCTCGTCGCGCTCGACGACGGGCGACAGGTAGCGATATTCGCCGGCCGCAAGCTTCGCGCGCGCCTCTTCCGTCCAGCGGACGGCGGCCCAGATCCCGTCCGCCTCGACAACCAGGTCGGAGGGCGTGATCCAGCCGGCGGCGGGCGCGGTGCCCCCCACGCCGGGCACGGCGGCGAAGACGAGCTGGTGGTCATAGTCGATCGGAATGTCGGCCGAGCCGGAATAGCGGCGGGTGGCCTCCACGATCTTCTGCGCGTGCGCCGCATCCGCCACCACCATGGCGCCGCGGCCGTCGCGCATTTCGTTGCGGCCGAGCTTCAGCAGCTGGACGCGCTCGACCGGCGCGCCGGCAGCCGTCGCGGCGGGCACGGCGGCGCAGGCCAGGAGGCGGGCGCGCGGAAGAGGCGGTTTTGAAGCGGCCATGCAGCCGTGATAAGGGGCGCCCCATGCGGGCCGGCCCGGAAATATTTCCGCTGTGGAAGGTGGCGCGCGGGGGCGGGGCGGCGGGCCTGATCGCGGCCCTGGCGCTGCTGGCGGGGCCTGCCCGTGCCGAGCGCCTGCCGGCGCCCCGCGGGGACCCGGCAGAGGTTGCTGCCCGCGAGATCGCGGCCGCCCCCTATCCATGCCCGAAGGTGGAAGCAGCGACAAGGCGGCAGAGCGACCGCGCGATCATCGCCACCTGCGCCGGCGGCCAACGCTTCCTGATCTTCCGCCAGCGCGGCTACGCCGGCTCCGTCGTCATGCGCTGCGAGATGGCCCCCGAGTTCCGCCTGAGCTGCAAGGGGGCAAGCTGATGCACCCATAGCCGCCCGGCCGAGCATCCCCGAACGGCCAGGTCATGTCGGGGCCTTCACGGGCCGCTCAGGGGCGGTTGAGCGGGGCTTCATGCGGCCCACGCCGCCGCATCTGGCCAGTTCCACAGGCCCTGCGCCCCCTTCATCGGAAATGGCTGCTCAAACGGCTCTACCGCTTGCATTGGCCAGCCCCAGTTGGCGTGCTGATCTCTGTCGCTGTCGTTGACGCGCGGAACGCCAAACTCGGCGGCAATCTCAATGCCGTTCCGAGGACATCCCACAATGGCGGTGCCCAGACCAGACGACAAAGGCAGGTCCATTCCACCCATCGCGGCGCGCAGAAGCGGTAGCGCCTTATCGGCATGCAGGCATGTGCGAGCGGCATAGCGCCCTCCAGCCTCCAGCAATCGGACAAGCTGCTGAACTTCGCGCCGGTCGATCTTGCGGGCAGCAGCGTGAATGACGATGCGCTTGCCCAGCAACGAGGCGGGTGGCGGCCAGCTTCGAAACTCGTAGGGCTTGGCACCGACAATGATCAGGCTGGCCCACGGTTGCCATACAGTAATCGCCTTCATGCGGCGCTCAGGGAGGCGGCCCGGACCGCGCAGTCCTTCGCCTCGAGCAGCTTGCGCAGCCCGGCCGCGCGCTCCGCGCTGCGGGGCAGGGACTCGAACATGGCCCGCGCAAGCGCGCAGAACGGGGCGGAGATCGCCGCCATGTGTGGCGGGAGGTGGGCATAGTGGAAGAAGCGGAGGATCTGCTCCTCGCTCAGCTGCTGCTCCGAAAACTCGGCCGGGCTCGGGTGAATGTCGCTCATGCTCTGCTCCTTTCCTGCTTCGCGGCGCGGGCGATCAGCTCCGCGTCGGTCATGTGCTGGGTGCCGACGATCCAGCCGGTGGCGCCCGGCTTCCGCACGGCGGCCGCGAACACCACCACGCCGCGCCGGCGCAGCGTCAGCTTGGCCTGCTCGATCGGGCAGGCCGCCCGCGCCTGCGCCGCTGCCTGCTCCGCCGCGTCGCGCTCCATCAGGGCCTTCACGGGCGCCACCAGCGCCGGATGCGCGCGCTGCGCCTGGACGCGCCGCTGGTGCCGCCACCACTCGCGCCGCCAGCCCGGCGGCAGCGGCTCCACGTCGCCGATCCGCCGCTCAGGCATCGCGGGCCTGCCGTTCGCGCCGCTCGCGCTCGCGGGCGTGGCGGTGCGGCTGCCCGGTGTGGCGGTTGCCCGTCGCGATCGACGTCCGCCCCTTCCGCGCGTGGATCGTGCCGGGCACGC